GCTTCTGGAGTTAAGTCTTCTTTAATAGCAGGTGGTTTTGGAGCTACAGCTTCTGTAGCTACGGCTTCCTGAGCAGTCGCTAAAGCTTCCTGAGCTGCTGTTAACTTCGATAGTTCAGCAGGATCGTCTAAGCTTTTTCCTAATGGGGTGGTCGGTATCTGCCTACGCAATTCATTCTGAGCGTTAGCAAGCGTGTAGCTCCTACCTGCTGGAGTCTTTAACCAGTCTTGAAAACCAGCAGCTTGATTAGCATTAAGAGTATCAACGGCACCAGATATTCCTTGAATTATAGGGTCGTTCTGAACAGTAGTACCTAGATTTCTGTTAAGTGGATCGGAGGGTAAACCACGATCATCACCTTTAGTGAAACGCTCAGGAATATTAAACATAGATACAGGGCTATCGCCTCCGTATAATGCCTTTGCTCTATCTAATAAACTAGCCATGTTATCTACCTACCTGATTAAGTATACTTGCAGGACGCTGCTGCTGTGCCTGCTGCTGTGCTTCTTGCTGTTGTTGACTTACAAAGTACGACTGAAGTAAGTCTGCTTCACGATTACGTCTTTCTTGTAGTTCAGGGTTTGACCATTCTTCTGGATTCTTAAGTAACGAAATAGCTTTAGGCAGATCACCGCTGTTAATAGCTTTCATAGTATTATACTTAAGAGAAGCACCGCCAAAGTTATGAAGCATTGACAACCCAACAGCCTGCTGTGCTACGCTTAACTCATCCCACTTAGGATATGCTTTACGCATTTGATTCTTAGACTTTTCTATCTTCATTTGCGTAATAGACATAGCTTCTTTTGGATCTATGTTAAAATGCCCAATCTCTTTGGACACTTTCAGAGCTTCAGCGCCTTTCTTACCTACATATGGAAGAAGAGATTCCTCTGTATCAGAAGATAAACCTAAAGCTTTAAACTCTCTTAAGTTCATCTGTCCAATATCAATACCGCCGCCAAAGGTAAGCCCCGAAGGGCCTATAACTTTTCCATCTTTACCTGTCGGAATATAAGTCCGAGGTTCAAAACCTTCTTGCTCTACTAAGAACTGAAGTAATGCATCATCTTTATTCATATTAATCTAGTCCTTAAAACGGAAGATTGTTAACGCCGCCAGCAGCTGCAAGACCGCCAATACCACCCCCAGCAGCAGCGCCGCCGAACATACCACCGCCTGCCAAAGAAGCGCCACCTGTTAAGTAAGCACCTCCAAGAGTAGTCGCAATACCAATCAAATCACCGAACGGATCACTGGCAGTTTTCTCAACAGTCTTCTGATTAGCTTCAGCTACCAGAGGATTAGAACCTAAGAACTGATAGAACTGTGCAAGGTTTGAAAGCTCTGCATTGCGACCTGCCTCAAACTCTTGAATCTCATCAAACAAGGTAGCCTGCGCTCGCTGACCACGTTGCTCTCCAATCCTACCCATGATGTTAGCGCCTTGCTCACCAGTCTGAAGCATCATAGGCAGTAGACCCTGCGCTCGGAGACCTAGATTCTGTTGATCCAGAGCTGCCTGTGTTAGCGCCTGCTGCGTGTTACGACTAACTTCACCACCAAGTAAGCCTAGACCTTCTTGTCCCTCACTGCCACCATACTGACCTGCTGCTGACGCTTGTTGCATCAGAGGCACAGCACCACGCTCTAGTGATATGTTAGCTTGACCTAAGATGTCTTCCATTTGACGCTGAAACAAAGGGTTGTTCTCAAGGTCACCAGCATTCAAGTAGTTACCAAAGTTAGCCTGTGCTGTGTTAACAAGATTAGACAGCGAACCACCTTCACCATACTGAGCAAGCAGGTTCTCTTGTGCCTGACGAAGCAATGGATCTTCTTCAGCAAGACGACTACCTTGATAGATACCCTCTGTACCTTGGTTGTATAAGTTCTCAGCGCCTTCTAATCCAGCTAAACTGCTTGAGCGTAACTCATCACTGAGTCTGCTTTCTGTATTTGTAGTTGTCTCTCCACCACCCATCTTATAACTCCTTAATCATTAATACTGTTTTACAAGAATAGTCAGGCAACAACTTAAGCCATCCCTTCCTACCTCGTATCTCTATGCCTTCTAAACCTTTTGACTCAGCCCACTCTTCAATACTAGCTATAGTCTGAACCCACTTTTCAATCTCTGTACCACCTAGTAAATGTATAAGCAGTCTCTTTGTTGTAGGGTATGTAACTTGATACGTTACAACAATACCAACTACTTCTTCTTCACTATCTCTGGCAAGCCATAACTGACTATTACCTTTGAAGATACCTTCCATCACACTGTGTTCTGTAACTTCTGTTGCCTTTAGCAATACCGTATCTAAATACTTCTTTATAACATGTCGATGTAATTCAATTTCTTCGACACTTACTACACGCTTAAGACTATATGTCAATTGGCTTACCCTCAACGTCTACGTCTATACTAGCAAAGATAGCGGTGTCTGTACCAGAGGTTGTAGACATACGCAATGTAATAACGTCACCAGCCTGTGCTGTGTTCTGAACCATAAAGGACATCTGTGTATATGCAGAGCCTGTAAAGGTTATGCTATGTGTAGGCTGTATCAGCGTGTTGTTTAAGTACACACCAATGTGATGCTCAGCTGAACCACCACCTTGATCAGAAATACTAGCACTAAAGTTTAACTTAAACCTAGAGGTAGATAAGAAAGTAAAAGTACCTGCTGTTGTATTTCCAATAAGACCTTCTTCATAGCTGTTTACAGTATCAAAAGCAGTGATAGTCGTGGGCGTAGTAGTCAGCGCCATAGTAGCACCAGCGCCAGCAGCAGATAAATACATACCCGACTCATGTACCTCACTGAGTCCACCTATGAACCTAGCTATCCGCTGCAACTCGTTCTGTACGTATACAGGCATACCATTAATATCCTGCGGGGGTGGCAGTGGTACATATTCAAATCTCATTGCCGTCCCTCGTAGCTATACTCAATGGTGTACCCTGTAAGCGACCATGCATCATCACTAGCTGACTCAAACCTAACGCCAATGTAGCGACCACTCTGGCGGAAGTTAACCTTGTAGTCTTGATCTACAACAAACGGCTGAGGCTGCGACCATGCAATACCTGAACCTTGTTGCTGCTCAGTACCTACGTATACGTTGACTGTACCTTCTCCCACAATATGAGGAGTAATAGAATTAATATACTTGTATCCTTGGTCATCCCCGAAATCAATACCAATCCGTTCTGCATAAGAAGGATAAACACTACCGTTCAGTGTAAGACCTGTGTTGCCCTTATAGAATAAAGAGTCATCGTAGTTTACAATAAAGAGACTTTTGATTGCAGGGTTAAATCGCTCTTCACCCCAGCTAGTGGTATCATCACTCCAGTACTGAGTGTCAGAGTCCCATGTATCAGTGGTGTCTGTAGTGTCTGCAATAACACCAGTAGAGATGTAAGAGATGTTAACTAGATCACGCTGTGACCAGTCATCTACTTCCCAGTTCCATACCAATGCTTTGTTAGCTCTGCCGTCTGCACTATCCGCTGTCGGAAAGTAAACCCAAATCTCTTTGTTAGGTACATCCGAGACACACTTGACCTTGTCTACATGTGCTGAGTTAATCTGAGAGTAGAAAGATCTAGCCATCTTGTTAGCAATCACAGACTTCTTAGAAGTACCATCATGCACATAGATGTCACTGACACCTACAACAAAGTGCTTACCATTAAACTCAGTAACACAGTCACGAGACAGAATACCTGTGTCATCGCTGAATACTTTCCTAAACGAGAAGATGAAGTTACCACCAATGAACTGCATAGCCCACACTGCATCGCTCTTGTAGATAAAGAACGTATCGTTCAGAGCTTTACCTTCAATACAGCGACCAGCCGTGTCAGGTAGGATGTTGTAGCCAGCCTGTACAGCAGGGTTCACTGGATCCCACGAAGCAGGTATACCACCTAAAGGGGCAGCGTCACTCCACTTAACCATTGAAGGGAAAGCAGTTCCTGTATCATCCTTAACGTCTAACGCTATCAAGTAGTTCTTAAACGGACGCACGACACCAGTAGTCCAACTAGTAGGCCACGCTGTCAAGTCTTTCATCTTACTCGAAGCAGTGTCATAGAACTGAGGAGCGTCTTGTCTGTTGTTCAGAAGTAAAACACCATTAAAGGTAGACCCTGTCCAACCGTCATCATAGTCACCAGTGTAGTTAACATCTGCACCAGCAGTCTGACGAGTTACGTTGACGTTAGTGTTGCCATTAGTCCTGTACACTTTAGTTTCACTAGCATAGAACCAGTAAGGTAAGTTGTAGTCTGTCCACGGCATAGCAATTATAGGCTGTACAGCAGGAGCAGTGAATACTTGTGAGTATCCTAACGCCTTATTAGTTCTATGGTTGTTAAAGTCAATGTTGTTTCCTTGGCTCCATATCTCATTAGGGAGTTCATAGGGAGACAAATCAATGTTGATCCCTCGTGGTCGTGATACCTCTACCCTTTTATATGGCATGATTAAGCAGTCCTTGTCCACATGTAAACAACCTGATAAGGCTGCATGATGTTGAATGCGTTACCACTACCTGTTGACTGTGTAGTCAAAGACTGTGATGAAGACTTAACAGTAGAACCTGTAGTGTTAATGCTACCACTAGTCAGCGCCATTGCAGTAAAGTCATGGGTGTGCGCAGGCATCTCTGCTGTAGTCATTGAGTGAGTCTTAGAACCACCAGTATTACCAGCAGAGAAGTCATTATCTGCAGAGTTATAACCAGCCAGTACTTTACCTTCTGAGAACACTGACCACGTAGTCCCTGGGAATAGCACAGTAGGGTTTGTATTAACAGTAGACTGATAGATACATCCAATAGGATACACGGCATCATAGATGCTGGTACGCGCTACTGGTACGGTGTTTACTAAGTTAAGCTGGGCTGTTGTAGATGTAACACCAGTAAGCTTATTAATCTCAGTAGAGGATGCTGTGATCTCAGTCAAGACATTAAGCTGTGCTGCTGATGTGTTTACCACTGCGTTACCAAGACTAGGGAACTGAGTCTTCAATACGTTCTTAAGCAAACGAATATGGTTATCGCCCTGTGATTTGCTGTCAGTACCTAAAGGGTTCGCAGCTACTAGCTGGTCGATATATGATGCTGTTTCAAGTCCCATTATAACCTCTTATTTATTTACGATGTTTAGCTGTCTTCTTAGCTATCTTCTTAGGCTGGGAGCTATGCTGCTTACCTGCCTTGGTGTCTTTTCTTTTCTTAGCTGAGGTAGCTGCATATTGACTATCTGATAAAGCTGCTAGTGCTGACTTAGGAAGGTAGCGTTCTCCAGTTGCTTTACTACCTTGAGTACTCGGCTTACCTGACTTAGTACCCCACTTCTCTTTAGTCCACTTCTTTAAGCTTTTCTGCTGTTTCTTTAAAGCCATTACTTGTAACCTCCACCCTTAGCCTTGTACTCCTTGGCTAACATCTGAGCTTTTCGTGCAGACCACTGACCAGACTTACCACCTTTAGTGCTTGCTTTAATCTTGTTAAACAAGTTCTTACGCATAGTAGGCTTAGTGTAGTTACCCGCTGAGTTAACTGTAGACTTCTTCTTAATAGCCACGCTTCTTCCTCTTCTTGTTTGTAGCAGCTCTTTGACCTCTCTTAGGTAAAGGCTTCTTCTTAGCTTTAGAACATCCGCATGCTTTCTTCATTGTCCTTACCTCTTAGATTTAGCGCCAGAGCATTTCCAGCGTTTGCGTGACAAGTTGTTAGGAGTGTTAGGATCATTCTGTTTCTTCTTTGGAAGACGCTTCTTTATCCCAAGGCTTCTGGCACAGTAGCTATCACCTTTACTAGTACCAGCTCTAACTCTAGGGCCACCACCTTTAGCCTTACCAGCCTGACCATAACTAACTTTCTTACCACTAGCTGTAACTTTTACTTTTGCTTTGCCTTTACGTGGAGTAGCCATTGTTATTCCTTATCTTTCTTTGTTCCATTAACTATACTTTGTACAGTATTAGATTCATATATCCTAATACCTAACCATATTATAGTGAGTATAGAAGCTGTTGGAGGTAGCCACGATGCCATTGAAAGGACAGCAGTGGATGCAGCGGCTACGTCTAACATCTCTTTTGTTTCTTCTACCATGACAATCCCTTGCTATTTGTTTAATGAGTAGATGATGGCGTATATGATAACAGGTATAACTGCTACGGATAAGCCAATAATAGTAACGAATTGTTTAATCATCTTTAGCGTATTGTTTCGTTTCAACAAAGCTATTCGAGCTTCACGCTCT